GAACCGCCAAAGTAGTTCTATTGGCAATCGCCTGGCACACAAACGATAACCCAGAATTAGGTTGCTATCCGTCACAAGAGACCCTGGCCAAGTATGCCAACGCATCGGTGAGAACCATTCGCCGAGCTTTGCAAGAGCTTGTGGCCATGGATGAAATCGAGATTCAACGTCACGGAGGCGTCGGTTTCGGATCAAGTCCGACCAACCGATACTTCATCAGAACCGACTGTCCAGAGTGGTGCGACAACACACTTTGGCACCGAGACTTATCCACAGGCCGTCTGGTATTACAGGACATTCTTGGTAGCAATACAGGACAATCTTGACCGCATTACAGGACAACTGTGTCCTACAAATAAAACTTAAAAATAATTAAACAAAATCTTAAATAATCATATTAGAGAGCCTGTGGATAACTTCCACAGAATTACAAGAAAAGGACACACAGAAATGCCAATCATCACAGTCACCGGGAAAGTTTCAAACAGCATCGCAACACAGACCGGCAAGGGAATCATCAAGTTCTGGGAAAAATCAAACTTCAAAGGCCAGGACAAGTTCGTGCTCTGGACAGCCTGGTTCGACATGCCACAGCTCCACGTTGGCGAGAACGACGAGATCACAATCAACGGCCGACTCTCAACCAAGATGAGCACCTACACCGCTAAGACCGGTGAAGAGAAAACAGGCGTCGAGCACCACCTAAACGACTCAATCATCCAGGCACACGTCAGCGCGGTGGCATTCCCAGCAGACCCAATGCCAATCGACGACATCGAGGTGCCGTTCTAATGAACATCAAAACAGCCGACGATGTGCAGCTGCTAGTCGAAGACTTCGGCTGGAAGTTCGATGACAAAACTGAAAACAGAAACGCGCTCAAAGAAATGAACGCAGCAGAACACCGCAGAGTCCGAAGCCTAATTCGCCAGCGTCACTGGGATGAAACCTATGACGACGAGATGACCGCCAAAGCCAACTTTGACGCAGCGCAACGATTCACAGACATGGACAAGGCCATAGACCTATGGTTCGAAAGGGAAACAAAATGAGCCACTTCATCTCATACGTCACCGGAACACCCAGGCCACAAGGGTCAAAGAAAGCATTCGTAATCAGAGGCAAAGCAGTCCTGGTCGATGCTTCAGGAGGCAACTACGAATGGCGCAGGCTAGTCACAAGCGAGCTAGCCAACGACCCCGATCTAGTTCGCTACAAAGGCGCTGTAAACGTCTCACTGGCATTCTTCATCGAAAAGGCCAAGAGCAATAAAACCAACCTCATGACCCAAAAGCCTGACATCGACAAGTTAGCCAGGTCAGTGCTTGACGCCATGACCAACGCAGAGCTGATCGAGGACGACTCAAAAGTTGTCTACCTAAACATCACAAAGACTTGGGCTACCGAGCAAAGCCCAGGAGTGCTCATCCATGTCTGGCAGAAACCCGATGCTTGAGAACCTGAAACCACCAAGCAAGAAAAGCCCATGCAAAGTCCGAGCACTAATGGACAGCATGAACGAGCTTGACGCGCAAATCCTCGAGGCCGCCGTATTGGACTCAGCCAAATGGAAAATCAAAACCCTGGCAGATGAGCTCAGAAGTTTCGGACTGGTAATCTCAGAGAAACCAATCGCAACACACAGAGCAAGGCTATGTTCATGCTGGAAAATCTAGAACCACCGGTCGAAGAGCCAGCCGATGTGCAGGCACTACGCAAAGCCCTAGTCCACGCCCAGCGCGATCTACTCAAAGCCAAAGACAGAACCGAACACCTGGTCGAAGTAACCAGGAACGCAGCATTCGACGCAATGCTAGCCCTAGGAAAAGTGCCACCGATAGTAGCACCCGCCAAGGACACGCGACGCTCTCAAGGCGAACATGCACTCTGGGTCATGACCGACTGGCAAGGCGCGAAACGAACCACCACATACAACACCGAAGTGATGCGAGAACGAGTCATGCGCTTCACCGAAAAAGCAACCAAAATCACCAAGATGCACCGGGCAGACCACCCAGTCAAAGATGTCACAATCGCATTCGGCGGCGACATGGTCGAGGGTCTATTCAACTTTCCAACCCAAGCATTCGAGATTGACTCCACAATCTTTGAGCAATACGTGAACGTCTCACGCCTACTCGTTGATGTGGTCAGAGTCGCGCTCGCGGAATACGAGAACGTGACCGTAGTAGCCGAATGGGGAAACCATGGGCGCATCGGATCTAAACGAGACGCAGTGCCACGCGCAGACAACTTTGACCGCATGTGCTACGAGCTAGCCAGGCAACTACTCGCAGGCGAAAAGCGACTTACCTGGCACGATTCACCCGAAGATGTCCAGCGCATCGAGATAGGCAACTATCGCGCGCTCCTACTACACGGCGATGAAGTCGGTCGCAACGGCTTCGCATCACCGGCAACAATCGTCGGCCACGTTACAAAGTGGCAGTCCGGTTCCTATCCTTGGGAGTTCAGAGACGCCTATGTTGGTCACTACCACACGCACATGGAATGGGCGCTACCAAACGGCCTAGGCTCGGTCTACCAAACAGGCTCAACCGAATCAGACAACCGCTACGCAGGAGTCATGCTCGCAGCTAGCGCAACACCAAGCCAACGCCTACACTTCATCGACCCACAACGAGGCAGAGTCACCGCAGCCTATAAAGTTTGGCTCGATGAATGATTCGAGAACGCTGCAGCTGCGGCTCGAAGTTTGAAAGCGACTCAAACCAAGCAATCAAACTGTGGCGAGAATGGCGGCGCAAACACATCTGCAGCGAACGACCCGATCCAGTCGAAGCCAACACCTCAGCCGAAACCCGCATCGAGACCAGCCTGGGCTTTGCCCCTAATTGGCACCCTGGGCGCGAAGACCCAGCCCTAGATGAATAAAGGGCGACACGCCGTAACTTGACATCGTCACAGGTCAGTCTCATAATTTAGTTAGTCGAGCTCAGGGGTCAAATAAACCCCCCTAGGTGCTAAACCCCTGAGCCGACACCACACACAGAAAAGGAAAAACACAGATGAACACAGCAACAGCAAACCTAAAAGCTCGACTAACAACAATCGCAACAACCAAGTGCTGCATATGGTGCGGGTTCGGCGATCACTACACCGACGAAGTATTTACCAAAGACGGTGCTAAAGTGGCTCACTGCTCAAAAGGTTGCGAACACGACGCAACAAACTTTACGAGCGACGACACTCACGAACCAGACGCCAACTACCGTCACGTTCGCGGCGAATGCGACCTATTCGGATGCGTGAACAACTAATGCACGTCATCGCATTCACAGCCCTAATGGTCTACTTCATGATCTCCGCAATGTGGCTAGCCGACAACGGCTGGCAGCCAGCAGTCGGAGTTCCATTCCTGCTAGTCGGGTTCGGCACAATCATCTACGTCATGGTCGACTACTACAAGTGGGAGAACAAACGATGAACCACTACCTACAAGAAGACCGCATCGTTCGAGAGTTCAAAGAGTTTCACCTCGAGCACCCAGAGGTCTATACGCAGCTGGTCAAACTAGCGCGCACCTGGCAATCAAATGGCACAGATAAACTCGGCATCGCCACACTCTTTGAAGTGCTCCGTTGGAACAGCCATCTAAACCCAGAACACACCGGTGGCTATAAACTCAACAACAATTACCGCGCACTCTACGCTCGTAAAATCATGGAACAAGAACCAGACCTAGACGGCCTGTTCGAAATACGCGAGCGCACCACCGAATTGCACAGAGTCGCATGAGCTTCGACGAGGGCTACAAAGCCGGTGTCCAAGGCATGTCCAAAGCAATCGACACAGCGCACCTAATCGGAGCAATACAAGAACGCAAACGCATCATCGCGCTCATCACCGTAGTCAAAGACAACTGGCAAAAGCCCGCAGCATTCAATTACCAAACCGAGCTCTTCAAACTCATCCAACTCATAGAGGAAACCAAATGACCGAGACACCACTACACGACAACATCAAGTCCTACATGGAACCACTAATCAAATCATCAGAACGCATCGGATCAGCTCGAGCCCTGCTCATGGTCGCTCAATGGATCAAGGATGAAATCGACGCAGGCAACATCCGCCCAAGCAAAGACATCAAACACATCATGGACGGCATGGACAAAATACGCACAGACATCCTGCTAGACAAGGCCAAGCGTGGCTGATTGGCATGACTCCAATGCCTGGCGACTAGCGCGAGCCGCAGCCAAAACCATACTTGACCCAATCTGCGCGATCTGTGGCAAAGAGCTCGAGGGCTCAGACTGGACAATCGACCACATCATCGCGCCAGGCAACGGCGAACCCAACCACAACATCGAGAACCTGCAAAGCATGTGCAGAGTATGCAACGGACGCAAACAAGACCGGACATACAAGCGCATACCTTGGCGCTCAGACCGCTGGAAATAGACCGCCCCCCAGATAAAGCGGGGGGAGGGGTAATCGGTAGCCCCCCGCACCACCCACACATAGGACAGCATGTCAAAGCACAGAGCAGAACCCTGCAGAAAACCACCTGAGTGGCGCTATAGAGCCATAAAGAACCGCTGGTATGCATTCATCAAGCCAGCACTCAGAGCCCGTTACAGAGCCTTACAAGCCTTGTTACGCGCATTCATAACTAAATAGACACAAAACTTGCGCCCGCGTTTATTTCGCGGGTGCGATTTCACCCCGCGCAAGCCAGCGGATTTTCACAAACGGGGTAGATTATTCGGGATAGGAGCACGAATGGTTAGGAATGCAATACAAACGTGGCTAGATAGCCTCAACTTGAACCTGGAGCAAATGGTGCTGGCTGGGTTAGCCCTCCAGCTCGCATCTCAGTTTGATTCGGAGGCCAACACGTCGACCGCGGCCGAGCTGCGCAAGACTGTGCTCGAGATTAGTCGCCAGGTAAAGGGTCAGGTCATTGAGCACGATCCGTTAGCCGAGTTGCTCACGCGCTAATGCTGCAGCTGCCGGCGCGCTACACGCCACCACTATCAGACGACTTCGAGACTGACGGCGACCGCCTCATCGAGCTCATGGAGTTGTGCTGGGTGACGCCCGAATCGGACACGCCTATTCAACTTGATCAGTGGCAGAAGTGGTTGCTCAGGCACATCCTGGAACGCTACCCAGCCGACCACCCCGATTACCCTGGCGAATTACGGTTCAGGCAGGTCATCGTCAGCATGGGTCGCCAGAACGGTAAGACTGTTATCGGTGGTGGCCTCGCGCTTGAAAGTCTGCTATTCCAGAAAGGCGATGTGACCAGCATCGCGTCAAGTTATGACCAGGCCACGATTATTTACGATCGAGTCAAACATGTCATCGACTCTCACGGCTGGTTGGCTAAACGGTTCAAGCGCACCACCGAAACTCGAGGCATCGCCAAGGGCGACGGCACCGGCAAATACAAAGTGAGCCCCGCTAAAGAGGGCGCGCTCCAGGGCAAGCCATTCGTGCGCGTGATTCTCGATGAGGGTCACTTGGCTAAGAAAGGTATCTGGACAGCCGCTACAAAGGGCACCACGGCTCTGTCAGACGCCATGGTCATAATGATTACCACAGCAGGAGACCAGACCTCAGAGACGCTCATCGAGCTTTACAAGTCAGCCGCTAAAGCAATCGAGGGCGATAAGTCGCTGGAGCGTTTCGGTTCGTTCATCTGGGAGGCTCCGACTAGCGCACCGGTCGACAGCGCAGCTGCAATCATGACCGCGAACCCTGCAATCGCTTGTGGCCGTATTCCCATAGATCGAGTGTTGTCCGATGTGGCTACTCAGCCCGAGCATGAGGTCAGGCGCTACACGCTGAATCAATTCATCTCAGGCACCGCGGCATCTTGGCTACCTGGTGAGTTGTTCAAGGCTGCTACCGGTAACGGCATCTCAAACATGCAAGGCGTGGTATTTGCCGTCGATGTTGCGCGCAACTGGGAGTATGCGACTATTGCGGCGGCCAACTCTAACGGCGACATTCAAGAGACCGAGATAGTGGCTTCGCTGGTCGCGCCGACCGAGCAGCAGCTCTTCAACGAATTGACGAAACTTTATACCCAGCACTCTCCTCGAGCAATCGCCATGGATGACCGCAATCTCAATAGCCTGGCAAAGCGACTGAAGTTGTCTGGCATACCGGTCTGGCAATTGTGGACTAAAGAAGTCAGCCAGGCATGTTCGGCCGTCTACGCCATGTTTGCTACTGGCACGGTCAAACACAATAACGATCCATTGCTAGTCGTCCAGACACAGAACGGAGTCACGAAATACTCAGGCGAGACTTGGCTGATTAGCCGAGAGAAGTCCAACGGCGAAATCGACGCGCTACTTGCGACGGTGTTTGCGCTGTATGTCTCGAGCCGAGCACTGACTCCAGGCATCCAAGTTTTCTAGCGCGACACGCCTCAAATGTCGAGCATGTCACTTCATGCCCTAGACTTGTGGTATGGCAACTTTATGGCAGCGCATCACAGGCCGCGTTGAAGAAACGCGCGCAGTCCAGCCGACCATTCCGTCTCGAGCTGCGACTTACGCAACCCCAGAGCTAGCACTCTCACTCACAGCCGTCTACCGCGCTGTGCAGATCATCGCTACCCCGATTAGCAAGATGAACCTCCGCACGTTCCGCTACGCAACTGGTATGGAGATGCAGGTCGAGAACCCAATCCTCGTCAACAAGCCGAGCCTGCTCGAGAGCCGCCGCGACTTTCTATTCCAGACCGTCGTTGCTCTTGGCCTCGAGGGCAACGCATTCTGGCTAAAGTCATACGGCTCGAGCGGCCAGGTAAACAACTTGACACTTCTGCCAGGCAACGCAGTCAGCATCCAATACGTCAACAGCAACGACATCACTCAAGGCGTGGTCTATTACTACATGGGCGTTAGATACACCCAAGACCAAATGGAGCACCTCAAAATCTTCAGCCGCGCTGGATTCCTACGAGGGCTCTCACCTATCGAGACATGTAACCGAGACATCGCCTCGGCCTTAGACTTGCGCGACTACGCTGCCAACTGGTTCAGCGCGGCTGGAGTTCCAACCGGTATCTTGACCACCAACCAGATGCTAAACCCAGCTGACGCCGAAGCCGTCACCGCTACCTGGCACAATAAGCAACAGAACCGCCAGGTCGCAGTATTGGGCAACGGCTTTGACTACAAGGCAATCTCACTCAGCCCGCGCGACGCTCTGTTCACCGACATCCAGGAGCAGGCCGTTCGCCAGATCGCGCGCCTCTTTGGTATCCCAAGCCGTCTACTGTTGACCTCTGTGCCTGGATCATCAGACACCTACACCAACGTCCAGGATGAGAACCAGGTTTTCTACCGCCACACACTCATGGCCTACACCGACGCAATCACAGACGCACTTAGCAACTGTCTACCTCGAGGCAACAGAGTCGAGTTCGACTTCGAGCACCTATTCAAGGCAGACGTAGCTGCACGTTACGACTATTACAAGACTGGAATCGACGCTGGCTTCTTGACCGTCGAAGAAGTCCGAATCAAGGAAGGTCTAAATGGCTGAAATGGAAACCCGCGAGTTTGAGGTTCGCGCCGACCTCGAGGAGCGCACGATCACTGGCATCGCCGTTCCTTACGGTCAAGACGCCAACATCGGCGGGCAATACACTGAGCGTTTCGTTCCAGGAGCAATCAGCGACGTAGTAGACGTCAAACTCTTCTACGGTCACGAAGAACCAATCGGTAAGGTGCTCACTGGGCGCGACACCGATGAGGGTTATGAAGTAACCGCAAGAGTGAGCGACACCCCTCGAGGCAACGAAGTTCTAACTTTGATGCGCGACGGTGTCCTAAACAAGTTCTCTGTTGGCTTCGTTCCGCTGGAAAGCGAGCGCGACGGTTCAACAGTTACACGCACCAAGGTCTCTCTAAAAGAGATCAGCGTGGTTCCGTTCCCAGCATTCGCGGGAGCAAACATCACCGAGGTTCGAGAGGACGGCGGAACCCCTGCCGAGACCAGCGAACCGCAACCAGAACAGGAAAACCCAATGTCAGAAAACATTGAGCTTGACGTTCGCGCCGTTCAGGATGAAGTTGCGGAAATCCGCCGCCTCGTCGAAGCCGGCCAGACCGTCGCAACACCAGCACCACTTGGCGGCGAGTTCCGCAGCCAGGGCGAGTTCGCTAAGGCTCTCGTAGCCGGCGACACCAAGGCACAAGAGTTCGCTCGCACCGCTTCGACTTCAGCTGACGCTGCAGTAGTTGCACCATGGTTCGGCTACATCAACACCCTTATCGCCAACAACCGTCCAACCGTTTCAGCATTCAGCCGCGCAGCTTTGCCTGCAACCGGTCTAACCGTTGAATACTCGAAGATCGACGCCAACACCCTTGACGTAGATGTTCAGGATCCAGAGAACGAAGCCCTAGCATTCGGTAACTTGACTTTCGAGACCGTTTCAACTCCAGTGAAGACCTACGGTGGTTACACCTCGTTCTCACGTCAGTATGTTGAGCGTTCACAGGTCAACACCCTTGACCAGGTATTCCAGGGTCTAGCACTTGCTTACGCAGGCGCAACCAACGG